GGTCAACTCAATCAATGTAGAACAAGAACAGGTAGGCTAAGTAGTAGCTCACCTAACTTACAAAACTTTGATGGTGAGATTAAAACTCTCTTTCCATCTAGATACGGAGAATAATATGAATGAAGAAGATAACTGGGAACATTTAAAAAAAATAATAGAACTAAAAGCAAAAGAAATTGACGATGAAAAACAAGCTCAAGAAGAAGCACATAAACATTTTGTTTCAGTTGAGTTTAGTCATATGTTAGTTGAAGATGGTGTAGCTAGCACTTTTGGTAAACTAAGTAAAGAAGCTCAACGAGATATACGAGCAATGATAACATTACACGGAAACAATTTATTATGATACTTAATGCAGATGCAAAACAACTAGAGTGGGTATGTGCTGCGTTCTTATCTCAAGATAGTGTAGCTATTAAAGAGATAATGGGAGAGACAGATCAACATACAGATAATCAAAAAAGATTTGGATTACCTAGTAGATTAGTTGCAAAGACTTTTGTCTTTAGATTAATCTATGGTGGTAGTGCTTTTAGTTATGCCAATGATCCAAACTTTAAGGATATAGGTAATGAAAAGTTTTGGCAAAATGTAATCGATCAGTTCTATACAAAGTATAGTGGTCTAAAAAAATGGCATGATGACATTATGTTTAAAGTTAAACAAACTAATGAATTAGTTATGCCATAAGGTAGAACATACAAGTACCTACCTGAAACAAACAGCATGGGTAATCTTAAATATCCACGCACCCGAATCCTTAACTATCCAGTGCAAGGATTGGGTGCTGATTTGATGGCTATAGTTCGTGTAAGTTTGTACAACAAAATTGCTAAGATACAAGGAGTTAAATTAATTAATACTGTACATGATAGTATTATGCTTGACTATGATCCAAAGGTATGTTATACTAATAGTATAGTAAAAATAGTTAAAGAATGTTTTCACAATGTACCTGATAATTTTACAAAATTATTTGGTAAAAAATTCAACTTACCTATGAGAGTTGATATACAAACAGGAAAATCATGGGGTAACCTAACTGATATATAAGGAGATTATATGCAAGTAAATGTTGTAGATGTATCAACGTTAAATACTCACCAAGCTAAGAATGGTAGACAATATCAATCAATCGAAGTGATGTATAAAAATGACCAAGGACAAGCTCAATCTAAAAAGCTAATGTCGTTTGCAAACCCTGCTGTATTTAAAGCTGCACAAGCTTGGCAAAAAGGTGATGTAATACATGTTAGTACAGAGAAAGATCCAAATGGTTATTGGCAATGGACAGCAGTAGGTTCAGCAGATGCCGTTACAGATACACGTAACGACACTGATGCACCAGCTCAAGCCCAGGTAAGTTCTACAAAGACTCGTGTTACTGGTAGTAACTATGAGACTAAGGATGAACGTGCTGCTAGGCAAGTAATGATAGTCCGTCAATCATCTCTAGCAAATGCTGTAAGTACTTTAGCAATTGCTGGTAGTCAAGCGTCAGCTAATGATGTTATTAGCTTAGCTAAACTATATGAAGGATATGTTCTAGCAGAATCAACACAAGCAGATAGTATTGATGATATTGCTAGTGACATACCCTTTTAGGAGTGACTATGGAATATATAGATAAACGTCTTGCAGTATCAGGAGGAGTAATTCTCTTCCTTCTGTTACTGAGTATAACTTTATATCAACCTTATACAGGTATTGATTTAGGAGAAGAATATGTATTAGCTGAGATATCACCTACTGAAGTTGTACCTTTACCACCATTACAAATGGAAGTATATGGATTTGAATAGGAGATAGTAACTATGCAAGCTTTAATTGACCATGACTTAGTTGTATTTAGATGTGCAGCATCTGCAGAAGAAGATCCATTTAGTATTGCAGTTGCTCGTGCTGAAGAATTGTTAGACCAGTTGTTAGAAAAAACAGGAGCAGATAGCTATCGTGCATTCTTATCTGGTAAGACTAACTTCCGTAAGTCTATCTATCCAGAGTACAAAGCTAATCGTACTGCACCTAAGCCTAAGCATCTAGAAGAATTAAGACAGTATGCTTTAGAAAGTATGGGTGCAGAACTAGCACCTGAAGGATTAGAAGCTGATGATGCTATGGGTATCAATCAAACAGATGATACTGTTATTGTATCCTTAGATAAAGATATGCTTATGATACCTGGTAAACATTTTTCATGGGAGATTAAAGGTAAAGGTTGGGTTAAACCTGACACTTGGACAGAGCAAAGTGAGATAGAAGGACTACGTCTTTTCTTTGAACAATGTCTCAAGGGAGATTCTGCTGATAATATCAAAGGTATCGAGAAGGTTGGACCAAAGAAAGCGAAAGCTTTACTTGCTGGATGTAACACGGATCAAGAGATGTTTAACAAGGTCCGTGATGCATACAGTAATGATGAAGAATTTTTGATGAATGCATCTGTGCTTTGGATTATGCAATCTAAAGATGATGTGTTTGAGGATAGGTTTAATGCCTACATTCAAAAGTAAACTAGAAGTTAAAGCTTGGAAACTACTTAAACAACACTTTCCGAGAGTTAAGTATGAGCCTGATGTAATACAATACATACAGCCAATTAAGTCACGGAAATATAATCCTGATTTTAAAATGGCAAAAAATGTATACATAGAAGCAAAAGGTAAACTTGACTTAGCTACTAGACAAAAGATGGTTTGGTTTAAAGAATGTAATCCTGAAGTCACCATAATATTCTTATTTATGAATCCAGATAATAAGATAACCAAACGTAGTAAAACAACATACTGGCAATGGGCTGAGAAAGAAGGGTTCATGTGGCTAGACTTTAGAAAGGATTGGATTAATGATTATAAAAAACTTAAAAGAAAATGATGATGGTAGTGTTGACTTTGATTTTAAAGTTGACAAACGAGAAACAGAGTTTCTGTTATCTTATGCTATCAAAGCTCTCATGCGTGAGGGCATAATTAAAACAGCAGAGGAAGAGTTTACAGATCAACAAGTAGACCTACCAATGGAGACAACACACTAATGAAAAAACATTTAGTAATAGGAGATACCCAGGTTAAGCCTGGGATTTCTTTATCTTATTTAACATGGATAGGTAAGTATATTGTAGACAAACAGCCAGATGTAGTTGTAATGATTGGTGACTTTGCAGATATGCCTAGTCTATCTTCCTACGATGTAGGTAAAAAATCTTTTGAAGGTAGAACATACAAAGCAGATATTAATGCATCATTAAAAGGTATGGAAGCTTTGTTATCTCCTATGAAAGAATTGAACAAACGATTGGCTAAAGCTAAAAAGAAATTATATAAACCTAAAATGATACTTACTATTGGTAATCATGAAGATAGAATTACTAGAGCTATTGAGTATGATAGAAAACTAGAAGGTTTAATATCTATAGAGGATTTAAAATATGAAGATTTCGGTTGGGATGTATATCCTTATCTTGATGTTGTCAGCGTGGACGGTGTGGCTTATAGTCACTACTTCGCTAGTGGAGTCATGGGTAGACCAGTTACTTCTGCACGTGCACTTCTAACTAAGAAACATATGTCTTGTGTTGCAGGACATCAGCAAGGACATGACATTGCTTATGCTACAGATGCAACAGGTAAACAAATGACTGCTATTATTAGTGGTAGTTGTTATCTACATGAAGAAGGTTATTTATCTAAACAAACTAATCAACATTGGAGAGGATTATATATGTTACATAATGTAGTTGATGGATCATTTGATGAGTGTGCTATACCATTACATTATTTAAAAAGAAAGTATAGAAAATAACTTGACTTTATAAGGAAACTATGGTATACTATTATGAAAGCAAATAAAAAACAAGTAGGTGGTAATCATTACATGAAGTATAAGATACAACCTATTGAATTTATTACACAAAATAATATTCCTTTTATTGAAGGTAATGTTATTAAATATCTTCTCCGTTGGAAAGATAAAAATGGTACACAAGATTTAGATAAGTGTATCCATTATCTTGAATTATTAAAAGAGTTACACAATGCAACCAAAAGCTAAACGAGTTTGTAATAAGTGTGGAGATCCTGCTAAAATCTGGGATAAGAATGCCTGGTGGTGTGGTATTACTAGAATTGGTATGGGTAATTATAATTTAGGTGGTTCTGATCGTGACTGGGAAAC